GAAAGAAGCTGTTGATGCTGCTGTCGGAAGGATTCTTAAAACCCCAGAATACTTGGACATTGTTTCCAAGCCTTTGGATGCGGCTACAAAAGGCCAGATAGACAAGATTGAGCGCATGTGGCCGCGCATTTTGAAGATGGAGTCAGACAGGGTTCAGCTCAACAAAGAAGAACGCCCCGAATGAAAACCTCCCTCTCCAAAAAAGGTAACACCTATCAGGGCAAGAAGGTGACGTTGGAAAATCCCTTCTACACGCCGGGTGAGCGGAAGAAGAGCGCGGTGTACGTTAAGAACGACAACGACAATGTCATCAAGGTTCGCTTCGGCGATCCTAATATGACGATCAAGAAGTCGAATCCTAAGCGTCGAAAGAATTTCCGCGCACGGATGAACTGTGCGGAGGCGAAGGACAAGACGACGCCTAAATTTTGGTCGTGTGCCGCGTGGGGTCTGGCGATTGTTTTGTCGGTTTTAACCTCAAACCCTATCTGATTTTATGGACAAGATGAAACTTGGCGGTGGCGGACGTTACGAGAAGCTTATCGGCTCTCTTGAGAAGAAGGGAGTCAAAGATCCTGCGGCTCTTGCGGCCTACATTGGTCGTAAGAAGCTCGGCAAGGCGAAGTTCCAATCGCTCGCCGCGAAAGGTCGTCGCCGTGCTGAGAGCCAGTCTAGCTACGCTTAGGATAGCGTCCTTTGACGTACGGCTTCTTGGCCGACTCCTTATCGACGACGAACTTCTGTGGGTCTGCGTAGTTCCATGAGATGTCGCCGCCCGTACCACGCTGGATCATAATCGATCCGGTGACTTTTCCGTCTTTATCCGTCATGCCGGAACGATCCGCTCGCTTCGCCATTCCGAGCATAAATTGTCGAGGTTGATTGAAACCAACTTCCTTCATCACAATCACCTCTCTGGCCCAGTTCGTTAGGTCCGACGATCCGAATCCTGAGTAGGCCATCTCTGCCACGCTCTCCGGCTTGTCGTCTCGACCTTTGGGCTTCGGGAAGTGATGAACAAGAATCAGGACTACGCCTGTCTCCATCATAATCGGCTGGAGCAAGTGTCGCGTAAAGTTCGCGCAGACCTCGATATCCGATGGATTGCCGCCCATGTAGGAGAGCAGCGGATCGATATAAACCACGTCCACCTTAGTCTTGCGAACGAGGCGGCGCAGCATCGTCGCGAAGTCGGAACCAGTCCTAACCGTCTCGCGGAAGAATAGCATGTTCGCGCTCCGAAGACCTCGCTCCCAGTTCTCCTTGCCAAAGGTCATCTGAGCAGCGCCCTTGAGTGCATCATGCTGATCGGCGATGTCGTTTTCCGCCTGAATGTAAGCTACTTTTAGCGCCCGGACGGGCTTTACGCCAAACCAAGCTTCGCCGGACGCCCATTTCAGACCCTGATAAGCGGCCATCGAGCTTTTGCCGCATCCGCTTTGACCGACAAAGAGAAGCGATGATCCGCGTCGAACCCATCTGTCACCGATTAGATTGTCAGGATCATTCTGTGGGTCGTACTCGATGATGGCATCTATCGAGAACTCCATCGGCATGTCCTGCGCGTCCATGTCGTCCTTGAACGCTTCCCAGTTCACTGCGCCCACATTGACGGCCAAGAGCTTCTGCTCCTTGCCATCGCGCATTACACCGGCCAGACGACTGAACCGGCTCGCGTTCTTGTTCTTCGGATCGATGCCGATGCTTTCGAGGTAGCGATAGACGACGTCGCGGCGCTCGTTCCACTCCTCTCTATTGGCCGCTTCAACGCGCACCCAGCCGTGCAGACTCTTGCCGCCGGAATCTATGACGACAGATAGCGGGAGCTTCGACTCCTTCAACGCTGTCCATTGCTCGTCTTTCGTCTTCTCGTCCATCTCAACTAGGACATGGCGGAAGTTCGCCACGCCAGAGTCCGATCCGCTCTCGTCGAAACATGGGTTGATGCGGACGTATGCGCCTTTGCTATCGCTGCCGTTCCACATGGCGCTGATGGGCGGCGTGAAGTGGTTCTTAATCCATTCGTCGCGCTTGAGGAACGTACCCTTGGAGGCTGGCCTACCTCGACCCTCTTCGTCGAAAATGATGTCGTTGCAGATGCAGACAACCTCATCCGACTCGAAGCAGGCTTTTAGGAAGTCGATTGTCGTAAACGGAGACGGAGGTTCCGGCATCGTTTGGATCGTGCGAACGACGAACTTGCCGGTAGGCGAGATGGGATTGCCGCCCTGTCCAATGCCTGATTGAGCGGATAAGAGCCAGCCACGCGGCTTGTCGTGCGTCACGGTCATTGCTTGATTCACCTTGTGGGCCAATTCATAGGCATTCCACGGTGGAGAGCATTTCTCGCTGTACTCGGATAGCAGTGCTTCAGCCGATCCTCGCGACAGCTCGAATCCATGCACCAGAGCGGTAGCTACTGCGAAGGTTGCGTTATGACCGCCTTGTCCGCTGACGGCTCCGGGGGTGTTACGAAGCCATGCTCTGGCACGGTCGATCTTTGATTGATTCATTTGATTCCAAGTTGTTTGCGCGCTATGTCCCCGCTTTCGCCCAGATCATTCGAGGCGATTTGCTGGAGAACCGACTTTGATTCTTCGAATTTTGCGAAAAGGAGAGACAGCTCTTTGGGAGTCATCAGGTACTTGCTCCAGTGTTGAATTGGTATGGAGCGAGACTGAAACTTCGCAAAGAGCTGCTCTTGTGCTGCGATGTAGAGTTTAGGGTGCTTGTTCAATGACCGGGGTGAACTTGGCCTTGAATTCGGCTTTCGTTCGAACGTACACCTTGGGTTTTCCGTCACGGGTGTAGGCTATCCCCACCCATTTCATTTCCCCGATTCGTATCTCTACGTCGTCGGAAATGACTTCAACCTGCACCGTACTGTTTCCTGAGTTTTTGAATTTCATCTTCTGAGGCGTTATCGAGATGTCCTGTACCAGCCGCATGCCAAACACCGTCAACAATTTGCGCCTTTGGTTTGGGCTTAGTCATCCAACCTCGAAGAATCGCATGGTCGATCAATGCCGGTGCTTCCTTCAATAACTGTTCTCTAGTGATTTGAGTTTCCATCATAATTAACCTTTTTTAGCCGTCTTTCCGCGCCATCCGCCTGCTTTTCTCATCCCGATTTCCTGACCAAGTTCGTTGACGAATCCGCGTCGGACTAGCCACTCCTTGTACTTCTGGTCGATGTAGGCGAAGTGAATCTTTTCGGGCGCTTCATTTGAATCCGCTATCCGTATGATTGATAATTTATTTACGTCGCTCATTTGTATGTCTCGATTGTGTGTTTGTAGTGTCGCTCGGCTTGGGTGCAGTTCCAGCAAAGGTCTTGAGTTCCGTTGCATCCGCACCCGAGAGATTTGAAAAGTACATTGGCCAACCATTGATACTCTGCGATGGCCGCTCGCAATGTTTCCACGTCCGTTTCTTCGGACATGGGCTTGATATTCTCGCTCATTTGATGACGAAGAGAATGAAGTAGGCGCTGGCGACAACGACGCCCATAGCGAACGCGGCAATGAGCAACTGCTTCAGCTCCTCGGGCGAGGGCGGACGACTGGCTTTGTGTATCACCGGCCACCGCCCATCGCGTAGTGGAGGATCAAGAGCGCGTCGCAGTTTCGAAGCGTCACGTCCAGATTCGGATACAGTTCCTGAGCTTTGCTTTTTAGCTTTCGCTTCCATTCTGGTCCGGTTTCGCATGATTTACGTCCTCCGAGTCCAAGTGGCTCTTGCCAGATTTTAGGTTCAACACGGTGAAGTGCGTAGCCTTGCGCGTAGCCAAGCCCCTGCACAATCCCGTAGTTTTCATGGAGCGTCGCCATGCTAGCCGACGACGTGAGTTTACTGACGAACTTTGGCACCTTCTCGACCCACAGATGGGAGTCGGCCAGCTTGAATCCTGCCAGTAACTGCGCCGTATCTGGCAAAGACTCGGGCATTGGGAAGAGCAGTATTCCTTCCGAGGTGCTGACCGCGAATCCGCCGCCCACACCCGGATCGACCGCTACAATTGTTTTGTTTGATTTCATTCGCTTAGTTTTATTTTTAATAACAGAGAACGGATACGCTCTCCGCAGCGATTCGAACCGCTGATTTGGTGTCTCCA